AACCCCGTTTTTAATGGCGTACGTCTTGCGCGCGACCGAATTTTCCTTGCAATGCGGACAGGGCCTCAACATCTTTTTTGATACTCCTTGCAATATTTCTCGCACTTAGCATAAACATAATTACTCAATTTTGCCTTAGCGCAAGCATCCTCCCGGTTATTAAATACATCCTGAATCTTGCAGTGCCCTGTTTTTGTATCTATAAATTTGACTAGCCATTCTCCGTTGACTTCTACTACGAAGGCGCGTTTGCTCATTGTCTTGATCCTTTCTTGGGGTTAGTTAGTCTTTAATAGACAACTCAATCATTGTTTGGGTACGAGGCAATACTTTTGCCCATTTCTTTTTTAATAAAACTATTTCTTTACCTCTTTTAATATTTTCTTCTTGAAGATATCTTATTATTTTATCTCTATTAAGTATCATTGTTGAAGCTTTTTCAATAGCTTTTCTATCATCGGGGGACCAGATATCATTTTTTAAATCTTCTAACTTTTCTAAAATATTCATTTTCTCTCCCTTTCCGGCAAGTCTGGCTTGCCTTTGTGTTAGTAGATACAAACCGCTTGAGTATAGTTATTGCTCGGTATCTTCTTAGTATCTAAGTAGATTGTCGCTCCTCTTGGGTCAGTTTGTAAATAAACAAAAAGCTTTTTATTACTAGAGATGTAATCTCTTATCTTAACTATCAATTGCATTTCTAATCCTTCAGTCCCTCTCCAGCCGTTGCATTCGTCTTCGTATGTTTTCCGCAATTCCTCACCCTTACGCCTTAACCAATTGTATTGGTTTTTAGTTATGCCTAAACGCTTGCACGCTCTTTCCCTGTCCTCATTGTATCTTTGACGCTCTAATTTAGTAAACATTTTGCCCCTCCTTTGTTGTGGTGCTTGGTTATAATTTCCAATCATTTAACGCCGATTTGAAAGCTGTTGTTATTTCTTTATTGTTTACTCTTCTTGCTGTTTTGCCGATTAAATAAGAAAATGCTTGATATAAATCTGGCTGTTCAAGTGCCTCTAAATCCTTTATTTCTATTGATACTTTATCCGTTAACTTTTCCATCTCTCCACCTCCGCTTTAATGGTTAACTTCTATCTTAACATTAACAATACCTTTGCTTAATGGCGATAATTGCCTAAAAGCTAAGGGGGTAAGATCAATAATCCTACCCGGTTTTAGTATTCCTGTATCATTACAACGTACAATTACACTCTTTCCATTATCTAAATTAGTAACTTTAAACCTTTTGCCATATTGTTTTGTTTTTAAAGCACAAGTTAAGGCCTTATGATTAAATTTTTCACCATTTGCGGTAATAGTATCATAATAATAAGAGGCTTTACCCACCATAACACTACTATTTTTAATAAATTTTCTAATATAATCTAAATCTAATCCTTTTCCTGGGCATTCTTCGTGATGTCTTTCTATGTGATTAACTCCTAAATCATTAAGTAATGTAATTAATGATTTCACTTGGGCCACAGTAAAAACATCATACCCAGTCAAACATATTCCTATATAGCTATTTCTTCCTTTTGCATGCGCGCCATTTTTAGCCAAAGATCTGCCTTTTTCAATTTTTCCATTCTGCCTAATAACAAAATGATAGCCAATTCCATTAAATCCGCGCTGCTTATGCCATTGATCAATAACCTTAGCTGAAACATCTGGGCTTGCGGAATGATGTATAACAGCTTTTGTTAAATCCACTTCCGCATGCGCTAATTGTACATAAATAACACTAGCCAACAATGTAAAAACCGCAACCTCCGCAACATATTTCCAAGTATACATTTTATTCCCTCCATTGTTAAAGTTATAAACTTTTACATTGGCATTTAAAAAAAATCTCATTTATCTAACCACCCTTCTAATAATTCCATAATCTTTTCTTTAATTGACTTGCCTTCCGCATAGGCCCGACTTTTCGCCTTTGCGTGTAATTTCTCGTCGATTTCTACTGTTAATCTTTTAATGCTCATTGTCTTTTAATCTCCTCAATTGTAAGTTTAACATAAATTTACATTTTGTCAAGTAATATTTTTACATAAACTTGACAACATACTAAAACCGCCCACGTAACATGAGGGAACATATTTCCCCACTCCTGGAGTTTTGCGGATCCTCCGGGTACAACAAAACCGCTTAAAAAGTAACTAAGGAGTAATGCGCATGCAAAACCAAAATTTTTATTCTTGCCAGGCCATAAACTGTATCCGCAATCTTCCAATTAAAACCCAGGCGCCCATCAGCGCCTTTTCTATTGAACGTACTTGCTTTTATGCAAAAGAGAATAGTTGCCGGGTAAAGTTTGAGAATAGTCAGTATTTTACACCAATAACCCGGGAAAACCCCGTCCATACTGCTCTTTCATAGTAAAGGTAACAAAGGTAACAAAGGTAACAGGTAAAAGTAACAGGTTAAGTTCAATAATATCAACGAGTTAAGTTGAAATGTTACATTTGTTACATTTAGTTATCCTTCTTATACATAAAAAGAAATATATAGTATATATATATGCTGTACAAAAAGAGTTGAAACAAAAGGTAACAAAGTAACATTTTACATAAAGCGTTGCAATATAGTTGTTTAACTTGTTACATTTACTATTTTCAAAAGGTAACAAAAGGTAACAGTAAATTAACTGCGCTGTGCGGCTACATTGGGATTATTTACAAAACAAAATAACATAGGTATTGGGATATAAAATAGCATAAATGTTTGAAAAGGGCAATAAATTAAGTCAAGGAAGGCCAAAAGGGGCTAAGAACACGCTCCCATTAATCCGGGATAAACTGTTTGCGATCTTATTACAGAGAATTAAGAACGATAAGAAACTGGAAAGTGTTGATACTGCTACACTTGTAAAATTTGTTGCATCTTCTTTGCCCAAAGACATGAGCCTGGCAATAAGCAAAGATCCAACCATAACATATATCAGTAATGTGCCGCGGCCGGATGTGCAAAATAGTGAGTTAAAACAAAAGTCTGATAATATAATTGATGTAAGTGTAAGCCAATTACCACAAGTAGTTGATACACAATAAGATGTATATATATATCAAGTTAACAGTCTGCTTATTATAGGAAGTAGGAGTATGGGTTGATCATAAGCAATATACTAATGGCTATCGATAGACTGGATCAGGACAGAGAGCGAATCGCTAGGGGCAAGGAAAATCCTATCCCACTGGCGAAAGGGTCCCATACATATATAGAAGGTAGTACCGGTGAAAGCAAATTTTCTAATTCTCAAAATGCTTCCGTCGATGTACTTGAATTTGGTCAAAAGTTTTAGAGAATTTTTTAGTTTTCAAAATTTTTGGAGAAGTGCCGGCTCAATAAAAGCAGGTTTTAAATAAGCGGCCAGAGTAGCTTATATAATAAATTATGGAATACAAAAGTACATATAATCCCACTCCCACACAAGCGATAGCACATAGGGCGAATTCGCGCTACAAGCTCTTTGGTGGGGCGATGGGTGGAGGCAAGACCAGATGGCTATGCGAGGAGGCTAAAGAGCTGTCCTTGATGTATCCTGGCAATCGTGGGGTCATGTGTAGGTACCATCTGTCTGATTTTAAGAATTCTACATTGAAGTGTATTGAGGAGTGTTTTCCACCTGAGATAATCGCCTCGCACAATTTGGCCGAGCACACCATCAAACTTATTAACGGTTCTGAAATTATTTATATGGGGATGTCTGAAGCTGAGAACGTGAGCAAGTTGAAGTCTATGGAGCTTGGCTGGTTTGCTCTGGACGAGGCGTCTGAGATCCCTAAAGATAATTTTTTATTATTTCAATCTCGGCTGCGCAAGCGAATGAGCAATGGGGAGTTCCCTCCCTTCTTTGGTTTGTTGGCCAGCAACCCGGATGATTGTTGGCTGAAGGATATGTTTGTTTATAACAATAATCCGGACTACAGGTTTATTCCTTCATTACCAAAAGATAATCCGTTTTTGCCGGAGGATTATGAGGCGAAGCTCCGGGAGAGTTATCCGGAGGATTGGGTGAAGATTTTCTTGGAAGGATCTTGGGATGAGTTGGCCAATGGTAAGGCGGTTATTCCGAGTGATTGGGTGCGCAGGGCTATTAATGCTGAAATTGAAATTGAGGAGAAAAGGGTGGTGTCCAGTGACATCGCTAGGTTTGGGGATGATGAGATTGTGATTGATTACTTATTGGGCAACCGTTTGGTGGAGCAAGATGTTTCCAATAAACAATCTCTTATGGAAACTGTCGGTCGCATTATTAACAAAAGAAAAGTTTACAATGCGCGGATGTTGGTGGTTGACGATGCTGCGCTAGGTGGGGGCGTTACTGACCGGTTGCGCGAAATGGATGAAAAAGTTTTGGCTATTAATGGTGGGGAGCGGGCTAATGATTTTGAAAAGTTTGTAAATTTGAAGTCTGAAATTTGGTGGTATGCCCGGGAGCAATTTGAGAAAGGCCGGGTGAGCATCATTAATGACCCGTTACTTATTCGGCAGTTGAGTATTGTGCAGCATTCATATAGATCAAATGGAAAGATTATTGTGGAGCCGAAAGATGAAGTGAAATCACGGTTAGGAAGATCTCCGGATCGGGCGGATGCTTTTATTCTTGGACTTTGGGGTGCAAGGAATATGAGGGATTCAGCTAAAGATTTCGCCAGAGCGAAAAATAGCTTTCTTAATAACCAGCCACAGGCTAACGCATACGGCTGGAATTATCACGAAGGAACAAGGGAAGAGGAAATATTATGGCATTAGATGAGGCGAAGGATAAATCTTTAGAACCGACATTTTCACAAAAGTATTTAGATTTTATTAGGGACATAAGGAGCAAGGTCGGGATAGATATTAATGACCGGATGACTTGGCGCCAGAAGATGGTGATTGCAGTCAATCAACGTCTCGGTGTAAAACGTTATACAAGTTTTCCTTATCCCGGTGCTCCCGATATTCCACTTCCTGAAACTGATAAACTTATTAAAAAATCTATTCCAAATTTGGTGTTATCTGCGTGGTCACCTAAGAAAATGGTTAGGGTGAGGGTTGCGCAGGGCGTACAGGAAACTCCGGAACTTACAGAAAAAGCTAAGAAAGCAGAGTTGGCAATAAATATGTTCTTCCGTTCTCCTGAGATGAATTGGTTTCAGAAGTTAATGCTGGCAGCTGATAATAGAAAACAATATGGCCATTGTATATTTAAAGTTTCTGAGAAGTTTCTTTGCCGTAGGAACACCAAAACCATTGACCTTACCGAAATGGAAGAAGTGGAATTGCAATTGTTTAAATCACTTCCGAAGGCAGAAAAGGAAATGTTCTTTGCTGATAAATATAGTTTAGATCCTACAGATGATGAAGATAAAAAAATTATTGAAGATGCATTAAAACAATTTAATGCTGGTAAAGATGTTATAGAGTTTGAAATTGTAGATTATAAATCTATCCCAATGGTTGATGTGGTGGATCCGATTAATATTACGGTTCCATCTTATACTCGGGATATTGATGAGTCTGTGAGAATTAGGGAAGAATTTTTCTTACCTCAACATATTGTTGAACAGCTGATGGCGGATGAAATCTTTCTTAAAAAAGATTTAAAACTGATTCCATTCTGGACTTCTGGAGATAATGGACAGGTAGAATCTACTAAGGCTCGTAATGAAGGACTCCAGGATAATACTTCTCGTACTGATCTTTACCGGATGGAAATGATTTCCTGCTGGTATCGTGATAGTGACACTGAACCTTTTTATAGAAAAATATTTACTTTTTTTGCTGATGCTATGGATCCGGAGTTGGCATTAGCACAAGACATAGATTTCCCATTTAATTTTGGAGGATCAATTTATGTCAAGGATGATAATGAAATTAAGGATAGTCGCTATTTGGCTTCTCGTGGTACTCCTGAACAAATTAGGGCAATGCAGGAGATTATGGAGAGGTGTATAAATAATAAGATAATCCGCGATGAAATGTCGAACACGCCCATGTGGGAAGTCTTGGATACGTCTGAAATCATGGATGCGCATGTGCGTATGATTCCTGGAGCGAAGCTCCCAGTTCGGCAACTTGGTGCAGAAATTAAACAACTCAGTGATTACCCCAGGCCAGATCCTAACTCCACCGAGATAATGACAATATTGAAAGCGTATACGGAAGAGTACCTTTCAGTAAATGATCAGTTATTTCGTAATGCAACTAATATGGGAGGTGGGAAAACTCTTGGGGAGATAGATAAAGGTATTCAGAATAATGCAGGGACTCTGAACCTTGAGGTTATATCGTGGAATGAATCATTATCAAAAGTTTATAACAAGGTATTCTTGATTCTTGCTGATCGTATGGGTGAGTCAATTTATATCAATGGAGTTGAAATTACTAAAGACGATTTTGATTTTCCTGCGGAAGTAAAATCTAATGGAGATTTGGAAGTTGCGAATGAGCAGATGGCTACGCAGAAAGCCGCAATGAGATTGCAAGTAATTATGAATCCTGCGCTCCAGGATATTGTCAATAGTGAAGATCGCTATAACGCTCTGAAAGATTGGTTGGAAAAAGATGGTGTGAAGGATCCTGATATGTTCTGTACTGATCCTAAAAAGATTGCACAGGAAAAGATTACACAAATGCAGGGGCAGTTACAGCAGATGCAAAAGCAGATGCAGGGTATGCAAAAGGAAGCAGAATCTACAACTAAGAGTTTGCAAGCTAGTAAGAATCAAAAGAAAACTGTTGATGCACAGGCGGCCGAAACTAAACAGGCGTCAGATAATATGGAAGCTAACACTGCATTGCAAGTCGGGAAAGAGGCAATCGGTGGATTAATTGGGGGGATGTAGTAATGGGATATAGTCCGCAGGAGCATCAAGATTTGGTTAATGAGTCAGAGAAAAAAACAAATAAGTCTTTGGCTATCTGCCGTGCAGTAAAAGAAACTGTTGAAAGTGATGGTTGGAAAAATACCATTGGTCCGCTTATTGACAAAATGATTATTGATGTTGTGGGGGGGAAGATTGGGGATGTGTGGTTGTTAGGTAAGTTAGACCGCGCCAAGAAGGAAGAACGTCAAGATTTTTATATAGGTTATAAACAAGCCTTAATAGATTTACACGGAAGAGTTATGTTTCATAAACAGCAACTTCCGATGTTGGAAGATAACTTGGTGGCGATACAAAAGGAAAAAGTGGAACGTTTTAGAATTCCTATGGTGGATGACAATAAGGCGGGAGGATATTAGTGAAAAAGAAAATGAAGAAGGTTATAAAAAAAGAAATGAAGAAAGTTTCAGCTCCTCCGATTGCAATGTGTGGAGTAAAACATAAATGAGCGATCAACGGCCGGGATTAGATTATGGGGATGCAAGTAAAAGGATAAAAAGGATTGTTTCTAGTCCTGGCCACCCCCAAGCTAAAGCGAATTTGATAAATTCAATTATAAATCAAGCCACAGTCCGGGAAGGCGAGAGAGCAAAATCATTGCTAACCCAAGAGTCTTTGTCCTTTTCCGGACGTGGCACTAAACAAACTGGATATGGTCCAGGTAAAAAGTTAGGAGCAGGGCGCTGGAGATTTGAGAATGGTAAATGGAAACAGCTCTAGGTTTGCTCCTGGAGTTTATAGCAGATTAAGTTTTGAGGCGTATTTAAAGTTTCCGGGAATCAGGAAGATTTTTGATATAGGCTTTATCAGATTTGATAATAAAAAGTTAAATTCAGTTTATATGTTTGTAACTTTTGATGATTTGCATCCTGGATTTGTAAAGTTCTCAATTAAGGATAATGAATTTGTAGCGAATTCAATTTATTACGTGATAGATCATGAGTGGGAAGTTAGATACGACACCGAAGGCAAGGTGATGTACAAATATTTTTCTCGCCAAGCTGGTGACATATTACTAATTGATAAAATAAAAAATGAAGAAGTTATCGAGACACAAGTTATCAAAAAAGATGATATTAAAGAATTCCCGGAACTCTACGAAGATATCAAAAATAATGACCTTTTGGAGAAATCTGGTCCGGAGTTTAAATTCTTTACTAAAAATGAAGGTAACATAGTTTACCTTTATGTCAATCATTACGAAACAAGAAAAGATTTGAGAAGCGTACTAGATTTTGTTAATGGGTTATCGCTATTTGTTTAGGTAATGATAATTACTGAACATGATAAAGAAAATAAAGTTGTTGGATTTATCTACTACAACATCGTGGACAAAGAAGGACAGCTTGATGACAACGGTGAGTATGCTTATATTTTTGAGTGTTGGATACATGAAAGTATTAGGGGTGATGGAGTGTTAAGTAAATTTGCCCGGATAGGTGAACAGCGTCATCCAAGTTTAAAATATGTTTATTATGACCGGGAGAAATACGGTAGAAAAATTATAATACCCCTAAGGAGAGTTTGATGTCAAATAAAAAAAACAGTTCACCATCACCAGCGCCATATCAAGCGCCAGTGTCTGTTCCAGTAACACCGGTAACGCCAATATCCGAAGCGGCTCCTGATTTAGCTTCTGTTGTAAGTAATGCGGGGGGAACTGGGGGATTATCACAAATTGCACCACCGCTTCCGGAGATTGCTAAACCAGTTACTGCAAGTCCGACAGGGCAAATTGCAAATATGCCGATACCGATGGCTAATGTGGAAAAGACTCAACCAAGTAAAGGTGATGTTAATAAACCCCCGAATCCGTATGGTGGGGATTTTAGGATGTATGATTTTAAAAAATAAGGTTTCTGTATTTTCCTTTGAAAATACTGCAAGTTCCTGCGCATCGAATAAGCGCTGATGGAGGTACAAATGGCTGATGAAGCTAAAATTGAAGCAGCAGTACAGGCCGCTGAGGCGCCCGAGAAAAGCACTCGCGAAACTGTCGAGGAATCACTCGAATCCACTGAAGAGGTTGCTGTAGCACCTGCACCAGAAGCTACTGAAGAAGTCTCCGACGCAGTGGAGGAAGCCGTAAAGGAAATTACTCCAGGAGAGGAAGAACCTGTGGAGGATGATCTATCAGAAATTGATAAGATTATTAAAGAATCAGAAGGCGAGGAGAAAAATGAGGTAACACCTAATGTTCAGAAGCGATTTGACAAACTGACCGCCGAAATTAAAGCGCTAAAAGCTGAAAAAGAACAGAGAGATGCACAAGCGCCAAGAGGTGAAAAAAAGTACACTAACGATCAATTAAAAGGAGCTCTCAAGGTTGCGATGGAAAATGGAGACTCTAACCTTACTTGGGATATTATGCAAGAGATAAACAAAAATACCAAGTCAGAATTGATTGAGATGTATGAAAATGAGAAGAAGTCATATTCCGATCGTGAAACTAAAATTCAAAGCGAGTGGAATGAAACCGTGGACGCGTATTCAAAGTATGCTGATACTAAGATCCCGGAGATATGGCCCAACTCTCATAAAGATCTTGATCTTAAAAACGGCGTAGGAATGTTATACCAGATTGCGATGAGACTTTATAATAATCCCGATCCTGAAAAGTCGGCTTATTACAAGAATCAACCTGGCGGTCAGAAATTGGCAGTCGCGGATGCGCTGACTTATCTCATGCGAACCAAAGCCGGTAAGCAAACCAATACCAAAGTCAAGAAGTTGGAAAACAAATTGACTAAGGAAAGAATGAGAAAGAGCCCCGTTAGTGGCGGGCCTAGCGGTGGGGAGAAATCTCAATCGAAGCCATTATCAGCAGAAGATACGCTTGCAGAAGTTATTGCAGAGCGTAAGCAATACCAAGAAGAAAGAGGATCATAATGGGTCAGCAAATATGGGCAACAAACTCATTAGGTGGTTTTCTTTCCAATAGCGTACTTAGCAAGCAGATTCGCCATGCGACTCAGCCGATGATGAAGTTTAGACAATTCGTCACCCCGGAAGCAGCCGCAGGGAAGAATCGTGGAGATAAAGTTTTCTTTAATAAGATTTCTAATATTTCCACAGCCGGAGGTACTCTAACGGAAACGAGCACCATTCCTAAGAGAAATTACACCATAGTGCAGTCGACTTTGAGCGTCAACGAATACGGCAATGCCGTTCCGTGGACCTTGAAGGCGCAGACCTTAGCCGATGTTCAAGTTCCCGACCTGGTGAAAACCGTGTTAAAGAATGATATGGCCAAGGTTTTAGACAGCGCTGCAGCCGCTGAATTTAAGACAAGTGTTTACAAAGCTACAGTTGTGAACACAGCAACGACAACTTTCAGTACGACTGGTACTGCAACCGCTACGGCTTTAGGCAATATGTCCGACAAGAACGTACGTGACGTCATCGATCAGATGAAGAAGTTGAACATCCCGAGATACGATGGTAATAACTACATCTGTATCGCTTCTACGAACAGTATTCGTGGTTTATATGATTTCTTTGAGCCGAAGATTGCTCAGACTTCAGCTAAACCCCTATTCAACGGCGAAATTGGCCAGTATTATGGTTGCCGGTTTATAGAAGAAACAAATATCTTAAAGAACACTTTAGGTACTGCTTCGCTTTATGGCGAAGCTGTATTCTTTGGTGCAGATGCTGTCCGCGAGGGCATCGTCATTCCTGAAGATATCCGTATTGACCTCCCGAAAGATTTCGGAAGGGATCAAGCAATCGCTTGGTATTACCTGGGCGGATTCAAAATCGCTTGGGATTTTACCAATGACTCGGAAACGAGAATAATTCACTTAACTTCGTTAGGTTAACCTTAGGAGGATAAAATGGCTACGTACAAAACATACAGCGATCCTTCTTATGGATCGAAGAAAGTCGTTAGAACCGCTGAGAGTGCATCTCAGGCTGGTACTGGCGCGGTCACGGTAATCGAGAGACATACGTTTATGTTTCCTGCAACGATCACTGACTGGAATGTAATTGTAAAAACAGGTGGCACTGCTGGAGATTGCCCTGTAACTATCGGTAAATCGGTAGCCGGGACAGGAACAGTGAGTGAGCTTGGTACAATTACCCTGGCGACAAATGCCAACTTATCTGTTGTCGATGGGTCTCTCACTGAGACTTCTTTCGATGCCGGAGATGATCTGGTATTTTCAAGAGGTGTTGCGACTACTGCTGGCCCGTTTGTGGCTTCAGCGGAAGTGTATTTTAAGGAAACGTTTCAGGCAACTGATACGACCTGATAAATAATAGGGTTTCCGCGGGGTTGTACCTAAGAACAGCCCCGCAACTTTAAAATTATGAAAACAGCGTTGATATGTCGGTACGGTGCTTACGGGGACGTGGTACATTGCTCGCATATACCGAGGTTAATTAAAAAGCACTACGGCATCGATCATATTACGTTTGAGACGAATAACCATGGTACGCAGGTACTGAATCACAATCCGTTCATTGACAAGTTGGTAACAATAGACAATAGAAGGCTCTTATCCTGGAGCTGGGCTATGATGGAAATTCGGTGGGAGTATTACAAAGATAATTACGATTACTTCTTCAACCTCTTCAACACCATAGAGCACGGCTGTATAGCAATGGAAGACGAACATCAGTATTATCGGAATGACGCTTACAGAAGGGATAGATATGGCAAGGAATGTTTTTATGATCACATCACTAAAGTTTGTGGATTGCCTGATGAGTATCTAGGCGCTAGGGGCGAGATGTTTTACCCGGAGGATGAACATGAAAAAGCGAAAGCGTGGATGCAAGAAGTCAAAAAAAACAGGGGAGTTGAGTATCTTATCTTGGTTAATCTTTCTGGTTCGTCGCTTCATAAAAAGTTTATCCAAGCGGAGAGAATCGGCCGGAAGATATTGGCAAAGTATCCGAACGTTGGGTTATTATTAACCGGGGATAGTTGTACACAAAAACAAGTTTTTGAGGGGGATAGAATTAAGTCTTTAGTAGGCAAGTGGAATTTTAGAACGGCAGCGCTTATGGCAAAGTATGCGGATATGTACATCGGCACAAATACAGGGTTAAGTTGTATAGCGAATATGTGGGATACACCCACGGTACAGCTCTTTACCGCGGATAGTATGACTACACACTCTATGTACGCAAAGAACGCTTACGGGGTTCAGTCACCAATTTATTGTAGTCCGTGCCACAAAGGGCCCTATAAATATCTAGGTTGCCCAATTAAGAACGAACATCCAGCTTGTATTTTCTTTAACGAAGATGAAATTATGGCTAAAATTGAGGAATGTTACAATGAGTGTTTACCAAGAACTTCCTAATCATCCGCCACATTTAATGCAACCTTGTCCCTTCTGCGGGCAGAAACAACCGGTTTATATCAGGGGTTTGCATTTAACAACCGTAGAAGGTAATGACGGAAGGCTAGATAAGATGGTTCATCCGGACTTAGGATATTCATTCTGTAATTGCAAGAATATATGGTACACGAATTGGAGTAATATTTGGCAGAGTTTATATGATGAGATGTATGAAGAAAAGCATAAAGTCTTTACGGCTGAGGGGGTTTTTAAGAAATACCTGCATAATCTTGAAAGTCAGATATTTCCTGATGATATACCATTGTGGAAGATAAAGTTTTTAGACTTAGGTTCCGTCACGCCTTACTTACTTGATGTAGCCAAGACTTACGGGGTGCAGACAATCGGGTGCGACATTATTCCACATAAGGACTTTGGCCATAAGTTGATAGTAGGGGATTTTGAGAAGGTTCAGATAGATGAGAAGTTTGACATAATATTTGCTAGTCACATCTTTGAGCATTTTCATTATCCGCTGGTAGCTTTACAGAAATGTTTTGATTTATTAAATCCGAAGGGCCGGTTATTCGTAGCGCAGCCAGACACGTTCTTTATAGACTGGAACAATGTTTATACCTGGCTTAATTGGCACGTCAGAGAGCATCATATTTTCTTTGATAAGGATACCTTTGTGGAAGAAGCTGAGAAGATAGGGTTCCAGACTTTAATGAACAAGCGTAATGTAGATTTTCTTATGCACGTTACAGGAGATATGCAGTTGGTATTTAGAAAACCATGAAGATAATCGTTCAGATTAAAACCTATAACTTCCCCGAGATGACTCGCGAGTGCGTAGCAAGCGTAAAGAAGAACGCCGGAATAGAACACGAGCTTATGGTAATTGATAATGGGTCAGATATTCCTTACGAGGACGCTAATTGCGAACATATACTCAGGATACCTAAGAACCAAGGTTATACGGCTGCAGTAAATGAGGGGATCAAGTGGTGCAATAACCATTACGATTATATCTTCGTGATGGATAATGACATGATCGCTCACAAGCCGGATTTCTTAAAGTATCTGGTAGAGGCGATGGAAGCGGATAAAGATTTAGCCATAGTCAGTTCAGTAAGGTGGACAACCTATGGTAGAG